GCTACTAAAATCGATGTTATAATCTTCTTCATAATAACTCCCTATATTATCAAACACATAAAAATGCCAAGTACGATTAGGTTTATTTCGATATACTGTATATGTTTTATTTTTTAATCTTAGTTTTAATGATCTAAAAAATCGACAGTTAATATATTCAAACTTTTTCATATTATTGACCAAATGATTGTGTAAACACCTGTCCACGATAGTTAAAGGTCACAGTTGAACCTTGCTGAATAGTAACCGGAACATATCTGCAGACTTCACGCACTTCTGCTCTAGCACCGTCGCGACCTGCTTCGTTACCAATCGCACCACCAATAAGAGCACCAGCAATACCGCCAACTAGTCGATCATTGCTATTGTGACCCAATGTGCTGCCAATCGCACCACCGGCAATAGCACCAATTGCGGTGTCACCTCGGCTGTTATCACGAACTACTTCACGCTGTTCACATTGTCGTTGTTGAACGGTGACATAACGGGGTTGAACGTTGACCACTGTGGCAACTTCCTGTGCTAGGCATAGACTGCTGGCAAAAATCAAAAACATCGATGCGGTGACTTTTTTCATATTGAACTCCAAAAATAATTGACAGACTTCCCAGGGCGTGTAGAGCCTCTGCCGAGCCTGAAGTATCTAAACTACTGCTATCCGCTACGCGAACTTGCCCCTGCGAAAGCATATATATTTATTGTACGGTATTTCTAACTAGTTGTCAAGGGGTATTTTTTAATGTACAAACAAAAAACGGAATATGTATCTTGGGCAAATGAAAAGTAATCCCAAATATTTTCAATATTCTCTCAACAAGTTGTATAAACTTAATCATCAAGTTCATCACAAAGTTGTTTAGCCAAAGTTTAATATCGTTTATTATTTTATTAAAATCCAGTTCAGGAATCTTCATATGTATATTCAATGGGAGTTTCCAATCAAACGGATTTCCAAATATTGGTAGTTTAAACTTATCTATTACTGATAATATTTCAGCAATAGTAACTTGTGCTTTCTTTAAAACTTTTTTGGCAAATTTTTCAAGAAGATTTTTAATATCATTTAAACTAGGTGGATTTGACAAATAATGTAATACTGTTTTTAGAAGCTGGGCTATTGCTGTTTTCCAAAGATTATATAAAACAAATCCATTTTTTACTATCGAATCATAGATTTTTAAACCTGTTTGGATTAAATCTATAATCAGTCTAATCTTTCTAGACAACTGATCCCATAAACTTGCCACAATGTGTTTGACAATGTATTTGATTAGTTCCGATGGACTGTTTAGATTTTTAAACAACGGAAAAGGAATACCCAGTAATCCAAAAATCCTTTTAATCTCTGCTAGAAACTTATCATATGCGTTTTTGAATTTTGCCAATAATTTATTAATGATTTTTTCTATAACGCAGGTAATATCTGGATTGAATAAATCACTAATGTGTAAATCAAACACAGGCAATTTTAAATCTATCACACCTAGACCAAATCTTTTAAGTGCTTCATATAAAGCATATAACACATTCCATACAGGTTGATATGCTGCCTGCATGGCATAGTTGTAAACCCGACTAGCAGTTTCTTTAGCATCGTTTTCTGGATTAATAATGCCTGTTTTTACACAGCCGCCCATACAAACAATAGGAACATATACACCAGTAACTGTGGTCGAAGTAGTTGACGCAGGGTAAGCCTTGGATAGACCATCAGCAATAGCCTGCATGTTAAACCCATGAATAGGATCTAATATCAAAGTCGACGGAGTTAAACTGGATTCAATGGACATATTATTTTAATGCGATACCTGTTGTACCTTGAATATATTGATCTGCGGCATCTTGTTTACTAGCGCTGATTGCCATGACATGTGTCTTGCTTAGTGTAATAAACTCATCACTACCCAGAATCATCCAAGGCATCATTCCCAGTCCTTGTGCGTTCATGGTCAATGCCAATGGGCGATTGATTTTGATAGTGGTGTCAGTTTCTTCTTCAAACCGTGCAATGATTTCATCACTGTTGATCAGTTTCAAACTAACAACATCGCCCGATTTATAACCTTTATTAATTAGTAACATAGTTTCCTTCTTTATCTATTTCTTGCCAACTATAATCGCCTAGGTATTTAACCCTTGCAAAATATTCATAATCTACTGGTGGACCTGATGACCATTCATCGGGCCCTTGTAGACATAGTCTTGTAAATTTATGCCTAGTATCATAGACCAGCCAATAGTTTTGACCATGCGAAACTTGAAAGTCATATTTTGCTGCGTGTACAGCATCAGTTATTTCCAGTCTACGTTTGATTTGATTGGCTTGACGCTGCAATACTTCAACCATTTCCATTATTCTATCATATTCCTGTTGAGCATGTAGACGTGCTACATTCAGCATTACATCTTTTTGCTTTTCAACAGGAACTAGATCAAATTTAGGACCGCCCGCTTCTGTAGCGTAAGGAGTAACATTCCTATTAAAAAACGGAACAATTAATCCTCCTACTTCTACATCATAGCTAGATCTGCCTTTGGCAGAATTAGTGTTCTGTGTCATCCTTTGTTGGCATTGTGCACAATGCTTCTAAAGTTTTATAATGTTCGTAGGCCTTTTGTAATGCCTCAAAGTGTTCAAGTTTTTCTGGATCAGGAACCAATATGGCCAACCGACTTTCAATGGTCTCTAGCATATCTCCTAGACTGCGACCCCTCCACTTGATATCGCCTTCGAAGTTTGCATCACCGCTGACTTCCAGGGAACTCTTGGGATTAAAGCCAGCTGAAGATATTGTATATGGACCAGAATTTCCATAATTTGACCAAGAAGCTCCGTTAGCACCAGCACTGGTTAATATTGATCCAGAACTTCCTGTTGCACCTGTACTTATAGTAATGTTGCCGCTAGGCATATTCCATAGACTAGATAAACTAGACAAATCCAAAGTAGTCAATGCCGGGAGTTCTTGACTTTCAAGTCCCGGAAACTCTTCAATCTCTTGGGCAATAATGCCAATTGATGGTTTATCATCAAACTCAACTTCAAAAGAATTTACCTTTTCTAAGGCTTCTTTGAGTTTATCAAGTTCTTCTTTAGTCGCCATATCCGCCAGCCGTTTCCTCAATGTATTTTTTGAGTTCGGTAAAGCCGCCAACTAGTTGGTCATTAATAAAAATCTGTGGAACAGTACGTGCTGTTGGTACTGCTTCTAATAGTTCTTCTTTAGTATAGCCGTCACCGATTTTCTTTTCCTCGTAGGGAATACCACGTTGCTTTAATAATGCCTTTGCCTGATCGCAAAAGGTACAGTTATACTTACTCCAAACAATAGCCTTTGTCATAATGTTATCTCCTTTTTAGTTATTAAGTTTAACAGTTTTTCTTTGTATTCGCAATTTGTTAATAGTTTTTTAAATGCTTGTTCATTGGCATCTAACTTATCTCTATATTTTTTTACTAAAAACGCATGTACTGCATTATTTGTTTTTAGTTCTTCTTTTAATGTTTTTAAATAGTTTATTGATCGTTGTACACTACGCATTAAAGGAAACTCTGATTTAAACATAGTAAGACGTCCTAAATTATCATAATCAAAATCGTCATCTTCTGTATCATAAAACTCGCTATTTAAAAACCAAAATCCTTTTTCGTGTAACCATTCAATACCTTTACTTATTCCCATGTATATGAAAAATATATCAGCACTTTGAAACGCTATACTTTTAACAGTTTTTTCTGAGAATAAAAATCGTTCAGTAACTACAGCACCAGTTTCAAACACTATATTTGCAACAGATGAGTTATAATCAGTGTAGGAAGATATATGCATCTGTTGCCACGACCATCTATCTAGTAGTTGGCCACTTATGCTAGAAGTATATGGAGTTTCTGTTTTAAAAATATGAATATCTTCGGGGTCAACTTTTGAACGAAAATACTCTATTGTTTTTTTTCTAAAAGGTTTATAGTTATCAAATCTATTGTACACTCCCACAAGGTGTTGTTTTTCTTTATTAGGATAATAGTTCAAATAATAAAACCCAAACGCATGATAATGCAAATAAAGATTAATTGAATAATCTACAATACATCTAGGATTTTCAGATTGATTTATTCCATGTGGATAAATGAAAATTGTATTGGATCTTTCTAACAGGCTTTTTATATACTGCATATTAGTAGGATGCTCTGCTTCGTCATCTTGCCTGGAAAATATAAAATAATCTATATCATTTTCATATTTTTGAATAATATGAAAGGCATCAGATGACACAGGCATTACCATGAGTTTTATATCACAATAGTTTATGTCGTCTAAATTTTTACTAAAGTGATAACAATGTCCACCTTCCTTAATTTTAAACTTGTTAGGATGGTATATTTTACTGGACGTGACAAACGCATCCAGCATCTCAATCTCCCCATTGGTTAGGGGATACAAGAAAGGCGTTAATATATCATCTCTAACAGACGGGCTGGTAACAACACCGATATTCATTACAATCCCTATTATAGATCGGGCAACTCGTCGTAACTAACATTATCGCTCATTACTCCGATAACATAGTTAGTAGATTCATTTTCTTGCAATGCTGTTTGCTTTTTATTGATGTTAACGTGTTTATTAAACCAAGGAACAGGATTACTCTTAGGATGATCTTCTAAATATTTAATTCCTATTTCCTTCAGTCGTGTAAATGCTGTATAATCCACAAAGTCTTTTAGAATAGTAGCATTAAGACCGATCACAGGACCTTTTTTGAACAAGTAGTCAGCCCATGCTTTTTCTTCTGCAATAACTTCTAAGTACATGGCGTAGACTTCTTCGGCACATTCTTTTTCCAGTTCTGCAAAGTCTGCATCTTCTTTGACTGTTTGATTAATAATCCAAGCAGTCCACTCTGCGTGTAATAATTCGTCTTGTAAAATCAAACTAATAATGTTACCATTGCCAATGTAGATTTTATTTTCCACCATGGCTAAACTAGTAGCAAAAGAGACCATGAATCTCAGTGCTTCGAGTGCGTAACTGGCCTGCAAAGCCAACCAGATAGCACGTTTATGTTCCATTGTTGAAATTTCTTCACCCAATTCTTTGCGGCAGTTGAGTTCGTGTAACGCTTCGTAGTATCTACCGATATTAGCAGCCATGCCCACAATTTCTTGTGTATCATGGATTTTATTGAATTCTTCTTTGGGTACACCATAAACATTCCTAATAATGTGACTGTAGCTCTTTGAATGAATATTTGTTTCAAAAAAGCTCCAGTTGCTGATCAATGCTTCTAGCTCAGGGATAGATACCACTGGGCCAAAAACTTGATTCGGTGCACGACCTTGAATACTGTCCAAGGCTGTTTGTCTTAGAAGATTGCTAGTAAAGATATGTTTAACAGCATCACTAGCATCCTTATGATCCATTTTGTCTTTGGTAAGACTGATTTCTTCAGGAACCCAAAAGAATCCCCGTGCTAGTTCTTCAAACTTAGCAATCTTAGGATGACGGAATTCCTCAAATCTCTGTACTGTAACAGCACCATCTAAAAACATTCGTCGTTTTAAGTAGTTAGGTGCTACTGATAAATTATATTGTTCTTTACTCATTTTTAACTGCTCCAAACGTATCCTCTATCTTCAGAGAGATAGTAGTGTTCATATGTATATTGGTGTTCGATTCGAGAAGGTGCCGGTAACATTTCCCCTGTGGTAATCAAAGAATAAATTGAATCAGCAACTATTTTAGCCGTTTCTTCAGTTAAGTGATTAGCCATAGTATCTGGACTTTCTCTTAGTTTGGTCTTACCGTCATAACTCCAAGGCTCGACCATTCCCAGACTCTTTGTTTGTATATGATGATATTGAGATAAATGTCGCTTAAACTGTTTACGTCTTTTTTCATCGCTATACATAAAATCTTTTTCTTTTAAATCACCCGATGAAATAAAAACAACTTTAGGATCTAGTGATTCAACATGTTTTAAAATCAACTCCCATGTTAGAATCATATATTCATCGTCTGCTACAATAAACCAACCTCTTAGATATTCTAAAGTTTCAATAGCAGTATTGGTTAGTATGTCTTTATTCATTCTAATCATTTCTTCTACATTGTGTATGCTGTTTGGACGAAACATTTTTGTAGTCCCATCCTTATGCATCAATGGTAGTTCTCTTGAATAGTTTTCCCAATGTGTGACTACAAAAACATTAAGGTCAAAGTTTTTGTAATTCTTTAAAAACTGTTGATAAGAATATAATAAAGAACTACCACCCTTGGCAAAAGATTGCGAATAGTCAGCGTTCATTTTTCTTGCCAAAACTTTTGTCCAAGAAATATCGTGGCCGCTTTCGGCAAAACTATTTCCGTAATATGCTATTCTCATAATTTAATCCATTCGTTATCTTCTACAGGAATCCATCCGTTCCTAAAATACTTCACCATATTCATATAAGGACCGATAACTTTTGAATCATTAGTATAACATTTATTGTTCACTAATGTATATAACTTACAATAAGATGGCTTGCTATTTTCTGTCCATACTTGATAAATCGTACCTGCTTGTTTCCAAACAGATTTAGAGTAATCTGTTGCTCTGGGATGATTCCATGGCTTAACACCTGCACACGGGTTGTTACTTTTCATTCTTTCAGAAATTTGTTTTATAGTATCTTCTGAAAAAATTACATTAGTTTTATATCCTGTAACGCCTTTATTCCATGGACCGTTTAATTTTGAAGGATTATTTGGTCCCTGCATATATTCAGAATACTGCCGTTTCAACCACCCATATACTTTGTTGTTGCGTTGCTGATCTTTGTTTGCTGATACCATAAACATAGCGGCTTTGACTAGACGTATATTGTTAGGATGTATTTTAACTAATAGAAGATGACACAAATAATGTTCTTCTGGTGTTAGCGATACTAAGTTAGTTACGTCATCTGTTCCTCCAAGGCATCTCGGAACAATATGATGCTTTTCACTATATCCTTCTAATATTCTATGCTGTCCTCTCCTTACTATATTATCATATATCTTTTGGTAATTCATATAAGT